TTATTTGCACAACAAAAGTTTTACCGAGCGCACCCGCAGTTATGGAATGCGATGGTAATCCGTAAACCTAAGCCTGTAACTTAACCCCATATTATAATAACTAGAGTTCTCTAGTTGTTCTCTGTATAATTGAACAACGTTCAATTAATTGGCAATATAGAGTGGCATCACCAACAAACAAAAAAGCAGTTTCAAAAATTGCATCATGGCGGCATGGTTCCGACGGCTTCTTTCAATGGCTTGAAGATATTGAACCACTTGTACCCTCCTCTAAAGGCGGGTACGAGAAATTCAAAGCGGGGCCACTTGAACGCGCTGAAATAATCAAAGCCATTGATGGCGAATATAGAACAGTTGTATTTTGTTGGCCTAGAAGACACGGTAAAACACTTGTTGCCGCCTTAATCATCGTATGGCGGTTTCTGACTCGCAAGACCCAGACTATCGGCATTATTGCCAACTCTGAGAAGCAGATCGTCGATACAGCATTTAAAACCGTCGCATCCATTATCAGAAAAACGCCCTACACTTCCAGCCTGATTAGATCAGGGGCTATCGTTATTAGTGATACGGGCAAAATTGAGTATCAGGCGCTTGACAACATCATTCGCGGTTACTCAAACAATCCCGCCGCCCTGTATGGTAAAAAATTGACCATTGCGCAGGTTTCAGAGCTACACGCAGCGGCTAACGATAATTCTTATCAGGTGGTGGCCTCTTCAACTATTGATACAGATGATGGCTTAGTTCTCATTGATTCAACAGTCGGGCCACGTTCAAGCCCTTTGTATATGCTGTACAGCATTGTCGAGAGAGGTGACGACCCCGCCCTATTCTTCAGCCACATTAGTTATAAAAGTTTACAAGATGCAATGGATAACGCCCCACACTGGATAAAACCAGAGGCGTTAAGGAGTCGAGCGGCGCAAATGTTGCCAGCCGAATTTTCACAACAGCATTTAAACCAATGGACTAGCGGACAATCTTCATTATTCCCACCTGAAGTACTAGAGAAGTGTGAAGACAAATACAGGTTTGACATACCCAGCATTGCAGGAACAGCCGCCTATATTGTCGGTGGTGGCTTAGATCGCGCCTACGGCTTCAGTATGCATGGAGATAACACTGTAACCACTTGTGTGTTAAAGACACTGATAGGCGAAGACGACCATTATTATATTTTAGCTTCCGACAAAATCAGCTTTTCCAGTGCGGCTGGAATCAGGAAGGCATTCACCAAATACTATAAAGATTTTGACTTATCCCGTGCCGCTATTGAGTCCTATAATTCTCAAGATATAGCGGCATGGTGTGGTGATCAGAAATTTGACCACGAAGTGATACACGCGACAGCTGATAGGCAAGCAAACGCCTTTACAGCCCTTTATAACGCGGCGGCTGAAGGTCGATTACACATACACCCTAGTTTTGAAAAACTGCTTTCAGAAATGGGAACGCTTGAATACAGAATTGTAAATAATTCGACGGGTGGCGGCGGACAACAGGCTCCACGCTTTGAAGCGTCGAAAGGCTCACATGATGATCATGTTTACTCGTTAGCGTGGGCTGTTTACAGCTTACGTGATATTGAACTGAATCCCTACGAAATAACTGGTATCCACTGTCATGGTTCAGGCCCAGCTATTAACCTTTGTTTATTGAATGATGGCGAAATCATGCCCCCGTGCGCCGAATCATGCCGAAGCGCATTATCCGCCCATACTTTATACAGGGGCTATTTATCGAGAGGAAGCACCAACCCCCTCTCTTTTGATGAGTTCATACAAACAAAGTTAAAAAATATCGGTTCCCATACCCTACCCCGTTGAAATTATTGAATTAATCCTAAATTTTCCTTGCTAATTAAACGGTGTTCAATTAAAATTGTATCAGCTAAATTTTTAGCTATATAAAACTATATGAAAAATATATTAAGTAACTCAGATAACCAATTTTTAAAAGTCGTCAACTCATCAACGGCGAGGAAGGCGAGTGCCGATAAATGGTTGCAGTATTACCATGATCAGCAAAGTGAAGAGACGTTAAAACTGATTAAACAGCGTTGGAGCAAGCCCGAAAGTTTTCGAGTGTTTCAAGTCAACATGGTTAAAAAAGTGATTAACAAAAGAGCTAATCTTTACCGTTTAGCACCAAGACGGACGTTTGTCGGAATCGATCAAGTGGTGGCTGAAGAAATTTATAAGGCCGCTAATGTCGATATAGTTTTAAAACGCCTGAGCCGTTTGACGAAGTTACTTAAAACGTCCGTTTTGCAAGTGGGCTGGATGAATGACCAGCTCACTTTATCCGTAGTTACACCTAGCGTTTTAGATGTTCAGTACAGTGATCCGCAAAACCCGCAAAGGTTTGTGGTTACTCACAGAGCAGATAAAGCGCAAGACGTAACTTACTCAGATTGGACGGAGGGAACATACACCCGCCGTGACTATCGAGGGAATACGATAAAGATGGGAAGCAATCCTAAAGGCCAAAACCCTTATGGATTGCTTCCCTTTGTTTCTCTATTTGATTCACTGCCGGATGATAAGTTTTTTATCTATGGCGGTGATGATCTTATAGAAGCGCAGGAAGCTATTAACGTAGCTTTAAGCAACTTATGGCGAGCTGTAGAACTTCAAGCGCATGGTCAAGCATGGGCTTCAGGTATTCCAGCTGGTGAAGTGTTAAATATTGGCCCTGAAAGAGCAGTAACATTGCCTGAAGGCGGTCAATTTGGATTTGCGGCACCTAATGCACCCATAACCGATATTTTAGAAGCTATTCAGTTTGTCATGCGACAAGTGGCAGCCTCAAATGATTTAAGCGCGGACGTATTCGACCTTGACCGTAGTAGTGAATCAGGTGCGGCTAAACATGTTGAACAGATCGACCTTAGAGAAGCCAGACAAGATGATATTGCACTTTGGCGACGTTATGAGGCTCAGCTATTTGAAACCATCAAGCGTGTTGTTAATACCCACCAGCCGAATACTATCCCTGAAGATGCAAAAGTGGTTGTTGATTTTGCAGAAATGCAAGAAAACTTAACAGAGACCGAACGTTTAAACAATGGGCGGACTAAGTTAGAGATGGGCGTATGGAGTCCAGTAGATATTCTCAGAGCGGAAAACCCCGACGGCTACCCAACTAGACAAGATGCAATTCAAGAATTATTGCGTCGTAAAGATGAGACCGACCTAATTACTTTAGCAGATTAAATAAATGGCAGATGAAAACACAGAAATAGAAGCGCCTGTAATTATTCAGGCCACTGAACCCAAAAGTGAGATTGAACTTTTAAGAGTTCAGCTTACAGAAAGAGACGCCGAATTAGAACAAGTTGCTAACTCGATGCTCTCTACCATACCAGACAACTTAAAAGCTCTCATTCCTGAAGATCTAAGCCCAGCGGCTAAAGTCAAATGGTATGACAAAGCAAAAGAGACAGGCGTTTTCAATAAAGCCACTGTTCCTGAAACTGATAATACAAAACCATCGATTACACCACAACAAACCGACCCTAGCGAATTACCACCTATAGCTCGAATGAGTCGCGGCTATAAGTAACCAATTTTCAAAAAATACACTTTAATACATAGGCAAACAAAAACATGTTAACAATTTCCGAATGGGAAAAACTGAACCCTACCCCTCTAGCAAGTGGGATTGTAGAAATTTTTGCACGAGAAAACCCCGTACTGGCAAACCTTCCATTTATGAATGTTCAGGGTAATGCTTACAAGTACAATCAAGAAACTACATTACCTGGCATTGCTTTTCGTGGATTTAACGAAGGCTATACAGAATCAACAGGCGTTATTAATCCAGCAACCGAAGCTTTAACAATTATCGGTGGTGATTCTGATTTTGATGTGGCACAGATCAGAATGGGAACAGGTAGCAATGACACCCGCGCGGTTCACGATGCAATGAAGGCTAAAGCTTTAGCACTTAGCTGGTTAAGTACTTTCTTTCATGGTGATAGCGGTACAAATCCTAAAGAGTTCGACGGTTTGAATAACCGCCTTACAGGTAGCCAAGTAATTGAAGCCGGTACTGATGGTGCCGCTTTAAGCATGAGTATGCTTGATGAGCTGGTCGACGCTATTCAAGGCACCTCAAGCATTTTGTTAATGAATAAAAAGGCAAGACGACAAATCATTGCTTTAGGTCGTGCAAGTGGTGTTATCACCGTTAGCCGCGACTTCTTCGGAAGAGAAGTTGAAGCTTATAGCGGCGTTCCTATCGGTGTTATTGAAGATGGTGCGGACGGTAATCCGATTCTAACCAACACCGAAACACAAGGTACAGCAAACGATACTACCTCTATTTATGCGGTTAAGCTTGGTGCTGATGCAATGCATGGCATTCAAACAGAAGCTATGGACGTTCGTGATTTAGGCGAAATTGACAGCAAGCCAGCATTAAGAACTCGAATCGAGTGGTACTCAGGTTTAGCACTGAAACACCCTAAATGTGCTGCACGCTTAAAAGGCGTAACAATTAATTAAAAATACTTATCTCCTTTATAAGTTATTAGGGGCAAGGATGCCCCACCCTTTTTATAAATCGAGGATATTATGGAAATCGCGCTTGAGCCTAAAATAAACAGCTACGTCTCAGCACAAGAGTTACTTGATTACTTCGCGGTAAGGCTGAATGCTGACACCTATACAGATAATGCTAAAAATTGGAAAGCTACTATATTAGCAACTACACTTATTGATCAACTAGAGTTTATTGGCACGCCATCCGATATAGCCCAGCCTTTACAGTGGCCTAGATCGGGTATAGTTAATCGCAATGGTCAAGCGATGGCAAACGATAGCATTGTTGGGAAGGTTAAGGATGCAACGTGCGAATTTGCTTTTTTTCTATTGCGGTACGATATAACCGACCCTGTTCAATTTAGACAGCTTTATAAGCTGAGCTCCCAAACAGTCGGTAGTTCAAAAAACACTTATAAGAATGTGGCGGCGGGAAAACTCCCTGATTTTGTCATGGAGCTGTTAAACCCTTATCTATTAGACAAGTCAAAATTCTCAACCGAATTAATTGCATGACCGATTTACTAAACCTGATTGATGAGTTTGAACCACGATTAAAGCAATCATTTTTAGATGCCGTTGCCGATACTCGCGAGGAAGTTTTAAACCTCATCAATCAATCAATTGGTGAAAATAACCCCATAGATGCAACTCAGTTACCTCAAGACTCTAATTTAGATATTTTAATCATAGATTCACTTGATACCCACTTAACGCAGGGTTTAAAAGACGAATTGACCGCTCTATATGATGATTCAGCAATTTTGCTTTTATCGGTTCTAGGCATTCGAGATTTTCAACAATCCAACCATTTAAAAGCTGAGTTAGTAAAATCTGAAATTCGAGGTATTACCGCCGCAACTTCAAAAACTGTTCAATCAGTTAGAACTAACAAACAGCGAATTATCGAAACTATCGGTTTAACAACTAAACAGGCTG